CTGCATCACAGACAAGCTGCTCGTTCTCAACAAATGTACGAGCATCGCTGTCTTCACCACCAGAAGTGATGTACTTAAGATATAAGGTAATATAACCACGCTCAGATTCTGTAGAGCTAATAGAGAAGAGAACCTTTGCTTGAATACCCGTGGTCAGACCAGTGATGATACGACCAGTAAGTTGAGATCTATATTCTTCAACGTTGGTACCCAGGAAAGATGCCTGCAAAAGGACTGCTTTAGCATCTAGGTCATAACCAACCTGTCCAGGGATGACCATTGCGCCATCCTTGAACATATGAGAACCCATCGACTCCACCTGATTCTGGAGGATGGATTGCATCGTAGTAAGTTCTCTCGCCTGAATAGGATACCCAGGACGATACAGAACCTTGTAAAAATTATTGTCCGCATCGAAATCGTCGAAGTACGGACTAATGTTGAGGTTGGTATTCTGTGGCATTGCTTAGAACTCTACTACGATCTTGATGTCTTCAATTTGGTCGCCTGCGCGAGAGATCGCTCTCCTATTGTCTATATAGATAACTTTACCAGAGTCCTTTTTCACCTCAGGTTTTGCGTATCCAGAGGTAAATGACATACCCAAATCGTACTCAGTGTTGTTAATAACACGAGTCGCTTCACCAGGAACAACTGGGAAGTTGATGTCAGGGTCAACAGACGTACCAGAACCCGAACCCACGATGGTGTTACCACCTGAGAACTCAACCTTGTTACCAGAGATTTCGGGGAAGATACCGTCAATTCTGTTCTGATAGAATTTCAGAACTTTTGTGACAGAGTTCCAGGAAACAACACGACCTCGTGCAGTAACCTGTTGACCACCCACAGTACGTGTCTGTGTAATAATTTCGTCAGTGTTAAACGAACCTGTGAAATCGGGCGAGAAGATCACAGCGTTAGTAGCAGACAAAGTAATTGCGTCTGCCAATTCTTCAGTACCATACTTCAGAGGGTTCAGAACCAGACCGATACGACGATAGTCGTTATCAGTTGGGAAGTCACCAGAACCTTCAGAGTAGGTGAACTTAGTGTTGATCATTACACGGAAACCACCCATCTCGATTTGGGGGGAAGAACCGTGACCACCTTTCGGAGGAATGATAACGTCGATAGCACCACCAGAACCAGTACCAGCACCAATACCGTTCACTTCGTCGATGATGATCTTACCGAAGGAGTAGTTGGATCCACCAGATGTGACAGTAGCAGAGACGATCTTACCACCGTCAACAACGATAGAAATACGACCACCAGTGCCATCACCTTTAAGCGGTACGTTCTCGTATGTACCATTGTTGTAACCAGAACCAGAAGACTGAATAACAACAGTATCAATCTCACCACCAACAGCATCAGATTGGACTGCAGTGTCAATCAAGACAGGCATATAGTCTGCCGAGAAGAACTTCAGCACCTGACCCACAGGGATGGTGTACATATACTTCCAGCGATAACCATCAGCGGTTGTGATAATGGAAGTAGAGGTACCAGTCGGTTCAACAGTGGAAGGCTTACCGTTGGGATCAGCAGGAGAGGTACCGTTGTAAATGCACTTATAGACTTGATACGAGGAGTTCACCACGTAGAAGTCAGCGTCATATAGTTTTGTAGCACCAGAAGATGCAGTCTTAGAGGAAGAGTAGTCGTGACGATACATATCGTACACATAACCCAAACCACCAGTGGTTTGCTCAGGAGGAATCCAGTCAATACGACGAATAACTTGGATAGCGTCATTCGCAAGAACACGCTTCATCGAGATCATATCGTCATACGAGTCAGAGAACTCTTGAAAAGAGTCAACTGGTGTAGGGGGATTATTCTCGTTATCCCATTCCTGAGGGCGTCCAATGAAAACATAAAGACGATCTCTATTCGCACCAGCAGCAATATCACTCTGAGTGGTGTCGGGACCTTCCAGAGATTTGATAAAACGTTCTGCGGTGAAAATTCTAAATTGGTCGGTAAGTAGTGCCATTGGACAGTTTCTGCCTTCTCTTTATTTATAAGGTGTTAATCAGGTTCGTTTCTGATTTGGGACGGATAGTTGATGAATTGAATCACGCCAGAAGCACTTGTAGAACCCCCAACGATGGTTTCATTTTTATTCCAAAGATAGTTGCCCAGGTTTGCTACGGGGGTATCACATACAAGTTTTTTAGTTGCCGAGTTCCAGGAAACTACAGTTGCAGTAACACCACTCAAACTACCAGTTACCGTTTCTCCAACGGAGAAGTTGTATTGGTTGTTGAGTGATCTGAAGGTAAACTCAATGGTTGCTGGGTGTGCGTTACCGTCACCAAGTGCACCAGCAACAGATACTGTTGGGGACTTTGGAGGAAGTGATGCATCAGTCATCTGATCACCAACTTGGAACAGAGAGGTATTCTGACCACCAAGTGTCTCTTCAATACCATACAAAGAAACAGCGATACCACCATCGAGGTTGATCTCGCCTTCAAAGTCTGTGTTTAAGTTGATCAGGTCAGGAATTCCATCACCTTCACCATCAAGTTCGGCAATGTCTTCAAACTTACGGTCCTGAATCAGACCAATAGGATCGGTCAACTGAACAATTTCATCGCCAATAGATTCAACTAAACGGTGTGGTTCAACGCCTGTTTGTGTAGATGTTGCAATACCACCACTAAAGTCGATGACCTGGGAAGTGATGCTAGAATTGCCACCATCAATAAATGCCAGTTCGTCAACTTCAAATACTAGGAAGAGTGCTTTCTCTTCAGGTCTCCAGTCATAAACACGAGCAATCTTGTTACCAGAACTTTCAGATGTTCTAACAACACGGTCACCAACATTAAATGTGTAATCTGATACTCCAGTTACAGGATCATTAGCAAGATTGTCTAGAGTTACCTTTTGATCATATCGGAAGTTGATTGCTCTATCACAACCAGTAAATGATGTTGGAGTCTTACCTGTATAACGAATAACTTCGTTACCGATCAGGATTTTACCAGATCCAGCATACGGAGCAGTGGTCTCAACATAAACAACATCATCAGCAATACCAACGGGTGCAATAAGACCAGTTAGATTATATAAGTATGAGTTAAAAGACTGACGATTTCTTGATTTCTTGATCAGGTCAGTTTTTCTGGTGAAAATAACTTGAGGTGTACTAGAGTACCCACCACCAGGATCCAGAATATCAATACCTGTAATGGCACCAAGATTAACATTAGCTTGTGCTCTGGCTCCACCACCGCCACCACCATTAAGCAAAACAACAGGGGGTGTTTTGAAATACTCGCCAGGATTTGAGATATTAATACTTTTGATAATACCGAACTCGTCAACGTCAGCAACGCCTGTAGCACCTTGTCCGTTGCCTCCAGAGATGATTAGGTTGATGTCACCATTTTCATAGTTCTCTCCAGCTGCTTCCAAAGAGAGACCTGTTACAAGACCTGTAACGGGACGCAGTTCAGCACCAGATCCACCACCACCTTCAATTACTGCTGTTGTTGGTGAGGTGAAATACTGATCACCATTAGACAGCATTTGGATGTACTGGATTGAACCAGCAGGTGCAATCAAACTGCCATCTGGTGCAATTTCATCCTGTTCATACAAGATTGCCTTCGCAACAGCGCCATAACCAGAACCTTCAGTTTCAATCTTAACTCTGAAAGGATCGTAACCCGATCCAGGATCCAATACCTTTACAGCAGCAATTTGACCATTCCTGATAACTGGTTCAAGAATTGCCTCACGGATTGGGGTACCACAATTACCGATCTTTAATTCTGGGGGATCTGCTTGAACATAACCAGTTCCCCCGTTAATAACATATACGTCTTTTACACCAAACGTACTGTTAAAAACGGGTTCAATGACTGCTCCCGATCCTGGTACAACTCTTGCCATTTATTATCTGATGTCGATGGTTCCATTCATTCCGCTGTGGATGGTGCACTGATAATACAGTGTATTAGGTGCATCTAGGGGAACAGTAAAGGTTTGAACGCCTGTTTCAGATCCAGATTTTCCAGTCGTGTAAGCAGTTTGACCTAAACCTGTAGTTGATTGGATTCTCAGGGGGTGAGCACCACCAGACAAATTGTGGAAAACATATGTGAATCCACGATAGAGAACCAGTGTGGGATCAGACGCGCCAGGTCCAGGGAGTCCAGGTCCTTGGACCGTATAGTTAGTGCTACCTACAGCACTGAATCTATACAGAAGTGCAGGAGAAGGTTGGTGAATAGTCGAATTGTCGTGACCTTTGATGATCGAAGATCCGACAGGTGCATTATTTATTTGACGACGGAAACCGTTGTCAACATCAACAAATGTGCTGCCATCGTTTGCAACTTGGATTTCACCATCGGTGTCAATCTTGATACGCTTGGTACCAATTTTAATTTCTGCACTATCAGGAAGTTCCAAGTTGTTGGAAGCATCCATTGAAATCTTTTTAGTTCCACCAGAACCGAAGCGAATCTCCGCACTCTCAGGAACCTCAAGGTTGCCATTGGCATCAAACTTAAGTGCTTTGCTTGCATCACCACCAAAACGAATATCAGTTCCAGCAGCAAGATCAAGGTTACCGTCACCATCAACACCAATAATTTTGCTAGAAGTCACATCACCGAAACGGATAGAACTGTTAGCAGGCAGTTCCAGAATGCCGTCCTCGTCGATCTTCATCTCACGACCAGCACCAAAGTTCAGACCCTGACCACCAAGGTCGATCTTACCTGCCTCATCTTCGGAAACAATACGGTTCTTAGAAGTGATGTGCAGAGGATTGGTGACATTCAGTTCAGTAGACTGATTAGCAGTACCAACTGCAGCAACACGGATAAAACCACGAGCAGGACCATTCTCTGCAGTGAAGTCAATGAAACCAACTTCAATTTCTGTACCAGTAGAATCTTTAATAGTAAGTTTGGTATCCGCTTTCATCGCTTCAAAGCGAACACGGAACTTCTCTTCTTGTGTAGAGTCTTCGGAAGCAAGTTTCGACGAGATGGTACGAGTTGCACCAGTATCAATAGATTGTACTGTGTGCTGCTGTCTCTTCTGACGAGTGATTTCTTGAGTTACGTTATCAGTAGAAAGACCAGTGTCGTCCAACCAAATAGTTGCGGCACTAAGATAGAGGTCACGGAACTTGAGTGAAGAAGAACCCAGGTCATATGTACTATCGCTATTAGGC